GCACAAACATAGCTCTCGCACACGACATGAGGTTCGAATGATTCTAAATAGCAACAGAGTATAGGAGATCTAGGATTATCAGCACCAGGTCAGCACATTTTAGAAAATTAATGTTATGTTTCCTGGCTAGAGCGTTAGCCTTGTAGGCAAATGCGTTTACCTGACAGCGAATAAATAGTTTTTTTTCTAGGACCGACACCACCAAAAAGTAGCTGCTGGTCCTTATACATAAATTACCGATAGAATAATTAGACACAAACAGATGACTAAATACATTAAAGACAAGTTTCGGAATGTAACCGCAATAAGCTTTAAGGCTTATGACAATGATTTAATAATAAATTTCTCAGGCTTTGATAACGAAGATGATCTTTACGACTTCTGCGAATTTGTTTTTAACAGAATACATATGAGATCTAACTTTGGAGAAAATCCACCAACGGTCCACTAAGATGATGAACTTTATAAATAATTTAAGATTTAAAATAGAATGTCTTTGCATTGATCATCCTTTGCTAATCACTTTCGCAATCGGATTTATATTAGGTGCAGCTATATTTTAATGAAAATCCAAATACCGTACACGCCAAGAAAGCACCAGGCGTTTATACATAAAGAATTAGATCAGTACAGATATGCTGTACTTTGCTGTCATAGAAGATTTGGTAAGACCGTCATGGTCCTTAACCATTTAATTCGCAGCGCTTTACAAAATAAAAACCATAATCCACGACTGGCTTACATTGCTCCTACTTACAAACAAGCAAAAAGCATCGCTTGGGATTACCTAAAATATTATACAAAAAATATTCCTGGTACTAAATGGAATGAAAGTGAATTGCGTTGCGATTTAATTAATGGTTCAAGAATTACTTTACTGTCTAGTGAGAATTTCGATAGCATAAGAGGTATCTATATGGATATGGTCGCAATCGATGAAACTGCGCAGATCTCTCAAGGTTTAATAGATGAAGTAATAACTCCAGCTCTCAGCGACAGAAAAGGAAAAATGTTTCTGATTGGAACACCAAAAGGAATGAACAATATATTTTATGATTATTATAACAAAGCTCAAGCAGACGATAATTGGTTTCTATACAAAGCTAAAGCGTCTAGTACAAAAATTGTTGATCAAGAAGAATTAGATGCAGCTCTATCCGTTATGGGTAAAGCTAAGTATGACCAGGAGTTTGAATGCTCTTTTATTGGTAATATACAAGGCTCAATCTATGGCGATGTAGTTCAAGAAATAGACGATAAAGGTCAAATTGGATCTGTTCCATACGATCCAGCTTATCCAGTATCAACTGCAATAGATCTCGGATTTAATGATAGTACATCTATAATATTCTTTCAAAAGGTTAATCACTCTATCCATTTGATAGACTATTACGAAAACAACAACCAGGCGCTGCCGCATTACGTTCAAGTTTTAAAAGAAAAACCGTATGTGTATGAAACTCATTATGCACCACACGATTTGGACCAGGTTGAGTTCTCTACTGGTAAAACAAGAAGAGAAGTTTTTTATCAGCTTGGAATAAAATTTAGGACTGCACCTCGACTACTTTTAGAAGATGGTATTCATGCAGTAAAAATGATTTTACCTAGATGTAGGATCGATAGTGATAATTGCTCAAAGCTTCTTATTGCTCTTAGACACTATCATAGAAAATATAGTGATAAGGATCGAACTTATAAATCAAAACCAGTTCATGATTTCAGCTCACATCCAATGGATGCTTTACGATGTTTAGCGACTGGAATGGAAGAAACAAAAATAATCAACAACAAATCTTTACAGCAAAAAGCTGAAAGCAATTACGAGGTAATATAATTATGCCAATGGTAAACGGAAAAAAATATGCTTACACAAAAAAAGGTAAAGCATCAGCTAAGAAAGCTAAAATGAAAAAATTTAAAAAGAAGAAGAGGTAGTTATGGGTTCAATATTTAAAGCACCAAAGATGCCAGATCCAGCTCCAATTGTCATGCCGAAAACGGAAGATGTACCTGAAGCAGATGATCCAGCAGTTATAGCAGCAGAAGAAGAAGCTCAAAGAAAAAGAGAACGAAACAGAAAAGGTAGAAGATCTACTATCTTAACTGGTACTGGCTTAAACGAAATTGAAGATGCAAACATAGATCAAAAAAGTTTACTAGGTTAATTTCATGGGTGGTGTTGCAAGAATTATAAAAAAAAATCCTAAAATTTTTAAAAAGGTAGAGCCAAAACTTAAAACTCCAGAAGAAGGAAAAAAGATGTCAAAAGCTTTGGATGAAAAACTTTCAGAAAATGCCGAGAAAGGTAATGAAGCTGCTGCTGAATTATTAAGAAAAAGAAAAGGTAGAAGATCGACAATTATGACTTCAGCTTCTGGTCTAAACGAAGAAGAATTAATTAAACAAAAAACTTTATTAGGATAATTATTATGGGTGGACCTTCAGGCGGTAATAATGGTGGCGGTGGAAATAATAATAAAACTAAATTTGGTTATACGAAACCTAAAAACAAAGTTGTAGAATTTATTAAAGGTGGCGGAGTTGTAGGCGCTGTTGTTAGAGGTATTTCAAAAGGTATAGCAAAATCTAAAGCTAAAGCTAAAGACAGAAAAATTAATGACAGTTATTTAGGTAGTCCAGATTATCAAGGAGATGTTTCAAGAAAACCACCTAGAGATCTAAGAACAGGAAGAGATAACAATAACAATAATAATAATAATATAGTTACTCAAAAATCTATTGAACAACCAAAAGTAAAATCTCAAATGAATAATACTGATGTTAAGTCAGATATGATTACAGCTGAAGCACCAGCTATAACCGAGATGACTGCTGATGAATTAGCACTAAAGAACAGAAGAAAAGGTAGAAAAAAAACAATTTTAACTTCCGTAACTGGAGTTGATGACTACCCAACACTAAGCAAAAAAACCTTACTAGGATAAATCATTATGGCAAGACGTGGACTATACGCAAATATACATGCGAAAAGAAAAAGAATTAAAAAAGGCAGCAAAGAAAAAATGCGAAAGCGTGGTCAAAAAGGCAGACCAACAGCTAAGCAATTTAGAAGAGCTGCTAAGACAGCTAAGAAGAGATAATGCAATCGCAAGAACTTAGAAAACTAGCTTCTGAGCTAAAGAATAATCTATCAAGATTGATGGAGAAAAGATCAACTTGGGAAAGTCATTGGCAAGAAATTGCAGATCTTATGCTACCAAGAAAAGCAGAGATTACTAAAGAGAGAGCTAGAGGAGATAAAAGATCTACTCAAATATTCGATGCTACTGGTATTCATTCACTTGAATTACTTGCAGCTTCACTACATGGAATGCTTACATCATCTGCGAATAGATGGTTTTCTTTAAGATATAAAGAAGCAGTATTAAATGAGAATGATGAAGCTAGAGAATGGCTAGAAGATAGTATTGATAAAATGTATTTAGCTTTTGCTAGATCTAATTTTCAACAAGAGATCTTTGAAAACTATCATGACTTAATTGCATTTGGAACTTCTTGCTTGATGGTTGAAGAAGATGAAGATGACATCATTCGGTTTTCAGCTAGACACATAAAAGAAATTTATATTGAAGAAAATAAAAAAGGTTTAATTGATAATGTTTATAGAAAATTTAAACTTACTGTCGATCAAGCTATTCAAAAATTTGGTGCAGAAAATTTATCTAAAGAAATAAATAATACTTATAAATCTAATCCTTATGATGAAGTAGAGATTTGTCATATTGTTAGACCAAGATCTATTTATGATGGATCTAAACAAGATAAAAAGAATATGAAGTTTCAGAGTATTTACTTTGAACATGGAACTGATCATGTAATTTCAGTAGGTGGATTTAATGAAAATCCTTATGTTGTTTCAAGATACTTAAAATCATCTACAGAGATTTATGGAAGATCTCCATCGATGAATGCGCTGCCAGATGTAAAGGTACTTAACAAAATGGTAGAACACGGATTGAAAGCATCAGCTAAGATGATCGATCCACCTCTATTAGTACCTGACGACAGTATGTTAGCTCCAGTTAGAATGACACCTGGAAGTTTGAATTACTATAGATCAGGATCAAGAGATCGAATTGAGCCATTAAATATAGGTCAGAATACTACGGTTACATTAAATGCAGAGAATGCAAGAAGAGAAGCTATAGCTAGAATGTTTCATGTAGATCAGTTGCAAATTCAATCTAATAGAACAATGACAGCTACAGAAGTTCTACAAAGAAACGAAGAGAAGATGAGAATACTTGGTCCAGTAATGGGAAGAATACAAAGTGAATTACTTGAGCCAATGATTAATAGAGTATTTTCTATAATGTTAAGAAACCGATTATTTAGAGAAGCTCCACCTATTCTTGCTAATCAAGAAATTGATATTGAATATGTATCTCCAATGGCTCTAGCTCAAAAAGGACAAGAGCTGCAAAATGTTATGAGAGGTTTAGAATTATTTGGTTCTCTTTCTCAAACGATGCCAGTTATGGATTACATCGATGAAAACGGTTTGGTTAAACAATTAGTACAAACATTAGGCTTACCAGCAAGAATGATCAAAAGTGATAAGGAAGTTCAAGGAATTAGAATGGAACGACAAGAAGCTCAACAACAACAAATGCAGATGCAGCAACAAATGGCTGAAAGCGAAATGGCTAAGAATGCTGCACCGTTAGCTAAAGAAGTTCTAAATGGATCAACAGAATAAAAAATTATTAGAATTAAAAAAAGATTATAAAATTACTTTCGATACAGAAGAAGGTACTAGAGTTTTGAATGACCTCGAAAAAAGATGTCATGAGTTTGTTACTACATTTTCAAAAGATAGTAGTCACGAAACTGCTTTTCTTGAAGGTCAAAGATCAATTTTGATTTTTTTAAAAGCGATGATTAAACCTCATAAGGAGTAACTTAATGGACAATCAGACAACTGAACAACAAGTTCAATCTGATCCGATAGCTAATACTACAACGGATCAATCGCAAACTTCAGTATTATCTGGAGAGCAAACAACACAAAATAACTTTCAGGATTTAATTCCTGATGAATACAGAGCGGAAAAATCTTTAGAAAATTTTAAAGATATGGGCGACTTTGTAAAATCATATCTATCAGCGCAAAAGATAGTTGGTGCAGATAAAATTCCAGTACCAAATAAATTTGCAACAGAGGATGATTGGAAAGCAGTTTTTAATAAACTTGGCGCTCCTGAAAAACCTGAAGATTATAAATATAGTTTTAAGGAAGGAGAAGTTTCTTTTCTCT